CTGGTACAACAGGTCATCAAAAAGAGTTCCGTTGTTACTTAATTAAATCAGGAACAATTCTTGAAGGTGAGCAATCTCCTCTAAGTATTGAATCAGATAGAAACATTTTATCTAAACAAGATGTTATGTCTGTTGATTACCACAGTGCTTATCATGTTATGGGAACTAAGTGGACTGCTGCCACTGACAACCCAACTAACGCTGCGTTAGCTAACGATAACAACTGGGCAATTACATACGATGCTGATTTAATTCCTATTGTTGAGTTAATCGTCAACTCACCACTTGATACAGGAACTAATCCTTAGTAGTATTAAGTTGCAAGGCAATGAAGAAACCTCATCAATTGGTGGGGTTTTTTCTTTACGCTACAATAAAACTAAATTACTTTACTAATCGTGGCAGCCACTATAAACGCAACAGTAAAAGGAGAAAATGCCAATAGTTATGTCACGTTGACAGAAGCTAATGATTATTTTGATACTTCTCCAGATTCTTCAACTTGGACAAACAAAACAGACGATCAGAAGAAGAGATCATTAATATCAGCTACAAGATGGATTGATACTTTAGTTTATTACGGAGACAGATGTGATGATGGACAGGCATTGAAATTTCCAAGAAATAATTATCAGGTAGATGGTGTTGAGTTATCTTGTTCTAAAATTCCCGAAGGTATTAAATATGCACAATATGAATTAGCTAGAGCATTGGCAAATGATACTGATGCTATTACAGGAACTACGGGTAAAGATGGTAACTTTGAAGAGGTTAAGTTAGGAGATATTCAAGTTAAATATAATACTGAAAGTCAAGGAACTGGATCTATAAATAATATTTTAGATGTTTACCCGTGGTTACAAAGTTACCTTGGAGCATATATGTTAGGTGGAGCTGGCAGTTTTCAGATGAGGGTAGTTAGAGGATAATGGCAGGTCAACTCGATACGTTATTAAAAAGTGTAGCTAAACAAGTTGTGGCTGATCTTGGTAGTTCTCTTGATACAACTATTACCTATACAAAAAAGGCTTCGGGAACTTACAACACTAGCACTGGTGCTTATACAACAACAGACACCAGCTACAGTATCAAGGTTCCAATCGAGTTTATTAGGTCAGAGGAAGATGAGGGTAAAGAGATGAGGAATGCAAAGCTATATATCACTCCCGATTTGATAGGTGATAATCAAGTTGATTTCGATGATGAGATTACATTGAGTTATGCAGGATCTAATGTAGCTGCAAAGATTTATGATATTGATACTAAGAAAGGTGGACAGGTTTATTTGTTTACAGTATTGGTGCGGTTCTGATGGCTAAAGATTTTTTGAAAAGTGATCCTATCGGAGATTTAAAAGCTGATATTGAAAGCGATTTCAATAAAGTCATTAGAAAAACTCATGCTAGTTTAACTACAAAAAAACATAGTCCTGTTTATACGGGATTTTTTGCATCAAGTTGGAAAGTTGCAAATACTCCTCCAAAAGCGGAACAAAAAGTAAAAGATTATAAACCTTGGTCTGAATTTGCAAAGATTGGTAAAAATAAACCATACAATCCACCTAATAAAGTTGAGGCTAGATTTCCTGTAGAAAGAGTTTTTAGTATAAAAAAAAGTGTTTTTATTGGTAATAAGGCTAAATATGCTATTTATGCTTTAGAGGGAGGTAAAATTCAAAATTTTGTTCAAGGTCGTTTGGCTCAAATAATAAGAGATAATATGAAAGAGAAAAAAGGTAAGCTATTCTTGCTAGGTGCAAAAGGTCAAATAGGAGGTTTTGGTAGTGCAAAACCTAGCATTGGTTACTCTGACGTACTTTAATTATGACTTTAGTAAACGCAAGAGCAGCATTTGAAAAAGCAGTTACAGATGCAGTTGTAGCAGCAGACGCTACTGTTTCTGTTATATATGACAATGTGACTTTCGTAACTCCTGGTAAAGCAAAAAAATATGTTGTGATGAATTTGAATTTCACTCAATCTACTTTACAGAATCAAGGAGCATCGACAGATTATTATTCGGGCGTTGTTCAATGTAATGTTTACGTCCCAAAGAGCAAGGGGACTTCTGTTTTATCTGCTATTAGTGAGTCTGTTATTGATGGTCTTACTTCAGTAAATGCTTCTAATTATTCTGATACTTTCAGTGTGAAACCAAGAGTACAGGATATTAATGGGCCAACAATGCTTGAAATTGAAGATAGAAGTCATTTTGTTGGTGTAATATCTTGCCAATTCTCAGCCAATGCCTAGTATAATAAAGTAGCAATAATTATTTTATGACTAGAGCAATCGAACTTTTAAAGAATAGTTTTGGTGTGAGCCAACTATATCAACATGATGTAATCAAAGACGATAAAATTATTTTTAGTGTTTATTGGCATCCACTTACTATTGCTGAAAGAGAATCAATAACAAAAAAATCAAATATCGATGATACTAATGATTTTGCTTTGATGTTAATGATTGAAAAAGCATTAGATAAAGATGGTGCAAGACTTTTTCAAGATGGTGATAAAGCATCTCTTAGAAGAGAAGTTGAAGCAAATATTTTACAAGAAATACAATTAGCTATGATAAACGCTGGTGCTGATAAGGAGGTAAAAGAGGCTAAAGCCGAATTAAAAAGCTAATAACGATTGGAAGTTTATATTTTCATTAGCAAAAGAATTAGGAAAAACCGTTGCTGAATTATCTGAGACTTTAACTATTGAAGAGATGTTGGGTTGGGCTGCTTATGCAGAAATAGAGCATGAAGAATTTAAAAAACAACAGGAACAAGCACAAAGAAGTAGTGCTTTAAAAGGCAAAAGAAGGTAATATAGAGAAAATGTTTTATTGTTTATAGCAAGTGGCTAATTATGATGTTTCAATAAGATTAGCGGTTGCGGGTGCAAAAGAATTAGATCGTGTCAATAAAAGAACAGAGCAATTAAGAAAAAATATAGATTTTATAAATAACAAAGCTCAAAAAGGTACAGCAGGTATGCCTGTTGTTAGGAATTTTAAAAATTTATCAAGAGCAGTTACAGACGCTAATGATGCTTTAAATGAAGCAGCAGTAGGAACAAAAGAATTTAATCAAGCGGTAAAAAATCTTGTTCAAGTTGAGAACAAATATAATAGAGCCCTTAAACAAAGAGAAAGAAGGTTAAAAATACAAAGATTAGCTGCAAAAGAAAGTATTTCTTTTAGTAAGGCAAAAATACTTTTAGCTAAACAAGAAGCTGAAGCAGAAGCAAAATTAGCTGCTGCAAAAACTAAAACTGCTCAAGCTGACTTAAGAAAAAGAGTAGGAGGAACTATATCTAGTGCAGCCATTGGTGGAGCTTTTCCTTTGTTATTTGGACAAACAGGAGCAGCAGCAATCGGTGGTGGACTCGGTGGTTTAGCTGGAGGAGCGATTGGAGGACAATTTGGTTTTGCTTTATCTATTGTTGGTACTGCTTTAGGTTCTGCTGTTGATAAGAACCAAAAATTTAATGAGTCATTAGCTGTTTTAAATGCAAGATTATCTACTGTAGGAGATGGAAGCAGGCTTGTTGCTAAAGATATTGATGATTTAGCAAGAAGGTTTAGAGTAACAAAAGAAGAAGCATTTGGACTTTTAGAAGGTTTTAAAGAATTTGACAATCCTAGATTAAGAAAATCATTAGTTGAAGTGTTTGGCTCTGACAGTGGAGCGTTCCAAGGACTTGGAGGATCTAATAGACAGGCAAAATTAGCACAAGAAATATTTGAAGCAAGAAAACAAATTGGAGATCAGCAAGCGACACAGTTACTACAACAAAATCTTATAAATGGAGCAGAAGTTGTAGAGTTAGCTCTAATTAGGGCAAAAATTAAAGCAAGACAAAGAGATCAAATAGAACAAGCAAAACAAGTAAGTCTTTTCCGTCAAATTGGAGCAGGTTTTCAATTAAAAACAACAGCAGATGTAATTGATGAACGTATTAACAAGTTAAATAAAAAATTTGCAGAAACAGAAGATCAAACCATTAAAGATACGATTGAAGGTCTAAAAATTCTTCGAGAACAACTTAATTTAGTTAATGAAGCTCAAGGTCAATTTGGACAATCAGGAGTTTTAGCTTTTTCTGCTATTAACGATAAAGTAAAAGATTTGCAAGATGAAATGAAAGCATTGCAAAATCCAATAAAAATGGCAATAGAAATATCAGATGTCATGGGAGCTTCATTTGCAGAATCTTTTAAAGGAATTATTAAAGGAACAATGACAGTTGCAGATGCGTTTAGAAATATGCTGAATCGTATTGCAGATCATTTCTTAGATACTGCTGCAAGAATGTTAGCTAACCAGTTTCAGCAAGGGATATTAGGTTTATTCAGCAATTTGTTTAAACCTGCACCTTTAGGAGATGTCCAAGGTGAGTTTATGCCTTCAAATCCAGCTTTTAGAGGAGCTATGGCAAATGGTGGTCCTGTAAAAGGTGGTAGTAGTTATTTAGTAGGAGAACGTGGCCCTGAGTTATTTAGTCCAGGTGTTTCTGGAATGATTACACCTAATGAAATGCTTGGTGGATCAACAAATATAGTAGTAAATGTAGACGCTTCTGGTTCTTCTGTTGAAGGAGATGAAGAACAGGGTAGAGAACTTGGTCGGATGATTTCAGTTGCTATACAATCAGAATTGATTAAACAAAAACGACCAGGAGGTATGCTTGCATAATGGCTACGTTTCCTTCAATAAAACCTACATACGGACAACAAAAAAGATCCGCACCAAATACCAGAACTATTCGTTTTGCTGATGGCTTTGAACATAGAATATTATTTGGATTAGCAGAACATCAAAATCCAAAAGTTTATAATTTCACTTTTAATGTCTCTGAAGTCGAAGCAGACGAAATAGAAACCTTCCTTGATGCCCGTGCAAACGACAGTGATAGCTTTGATTTTACCGCACCTGGAGAAGCTACTGCACAGAAATTTGTTTGCGAAACTTGGAACAAATCAATACCATATAATAATAGAGCTACAATACAGGCAACATTTAGAGAAGTATTTGAACCATGAGTACTGCTCCGATTATTACTGATCTGCAAAAGATCAATCCTTCAGCAATAATTGAATTATTTACACTGACCACTGATGCAACTTTACATGGATCTGCACAGACCTATAGATTTCATAATGGAACAAGTTTAAATGCTAACGGAGATATTATTTGGGCTGGTAATCAATATTTAAAAATGCCAATACAGGCAGAAGGTTTTGCTTTTCAAAAAGGTCAACTTCCCAGACCTGCTTTAACTATCAGTAATGCTCTTGGAACTATTACAGCTATCTTATTAAATGTAAATCAGGTAACGACAGGAAATGATTTGACGGGAGCTACTGTGACTAGAATTAGAACACTGGCACGTTATCTTGATGCTGTTAATTTTCCTGAAAATACTAATCCATTAGGCACACCAGATCCTACAGCAGAGTTTCCACAAGAAATTTATAAAATAGATAGAAAATCAGCAGAAAATAGAGAGGTAGTTACTTTTGAACTTGCAGCAGTATTTGATCTTGCAGGAATCAGAGCACCCAAAAGACAATGCACTAGAACAGAGTTCCCTTCCATTGGCACATTTATAGCATGACTTGGAAAGAGGAGGCACTTGTCCATGCTAAAGACCAAGATCCTAAAGAGTCTTGTGGTTTATTATTGAACATTCGAGGGAAAGAAAGATATTATCCATGTCGTAATCTTTCAATGACAGATCATCAGTGTTTTATTCTTGATCCAGAAGATTATGTAAAGGCAGATAATATGGGAGAGATTACAGCTATTGTTCATAGCCACCCTGTAACACCTCCTATTGCTAGTCAGGCAGATCAAATTGCTTGTGAACGTAGTAATCTTCCGTGGCACATTGTTAATCCTAAAACAGAAAAATGGGGATATTATGAGCCATGTGGATATAAGCCACCTTTACTTGGCAGGCCGTGGGTTTGGGGTGTAACTGACTGTTGGAGTTTGGTTAGAGATTGGTATAAAGAAGAAAAAAATATTGAACTAAAAGATTGGGATAGACCTGTAACACCAGAAGAATTTATATTGAATCCTTTGTTTGAAAGTTGTGCATGGAGAACTGGTTTTAGAGAACTCAGACCAGATGAAAAAACAATGAATGGTGATGCTCTGTTAATGTCTATAGGATCTGCTGGTTTAAATCATGTAGCTATTTTTTTAGATGGGGA